TTTATAGACGGAACTTATACATACTCTTGGGATAAAGAGAGGTGGGAGCGTCTAAGAAAAGAAGGCTGGATAGAAGTTTGGAGACATAGAAATCGTACTACGATAAAATATAGCGTATATAAAACTTCATTTAAGTGCAGCCAAATAATAAGTAGAATATATAGAATACTGTTAGCAGAAGAAGATTTACCGGTATCAGACAGAAGTGTATTCTATGATAACAAATCATATACTGATAAAGTTTATAATAAAGCTATTGACGATATGATAAAAGATCCAAACAGATAATGGGATATAAACTAGGTAAAGAAACAAGAAGAGTTAGAACTCCTAAAGATACACCTATATTTCGTAAGAAGTTAGGCCCAGGTATACTAGGTGAAGCTAACATGGACGGATCTATTTATATTGACAAGTCTGTACCTCGAGGTAGTGCTCTTGAAAAAAGAGTTATAAACCATGAGAACAAACACTTACAAGATATGAGAGCTGGTAAATTATCTTACGGTGATGATTATGTTAGACACAACGGTAAAACATATCCAAGAAAAGACGGTAAAATAAAGTATAATGGCAAGTGGCACGAAGAAGGAAGTAATAAGTTTCCTTGGGAAAAAGCTGCTAAAGCCGCTGAAAAGAAATAACTATGGCGTACAAAATGAAAGGGTTTTCAGGATTTAAACCCACACTTCCAGATAAAAATGCTAAAAAGCTAAAAAAAACTGAAGGTCCAGTAAGACCAAAAAGTATAGTATCAGCTAAACAAAAGGATATTAATTATCCTTATTCTATAATGAGTCAAGCTCACCTTGGTTTTGAAGAGCCTGAAAAAATAGCTTATTCAAGAAGAGCTTTAAATCCTACAATAAAAAATCCTAAGTAATGATAAACAATTTAGTCGGAGGTTTATTCGGTAAAATAGTAGATAATGCAGAAGGTATACTTGACAAAGTAATTACCACTGACAAAGAGAGAGATGAAGCTAAACTTGCCCTTAAAAAATTACTATTAGACGCGGAGCGCGAAGCTTTTGCAAAAGAAGTTGAAGATCGCAAGTCTGCACGTGATATGTATAAAGACGATGCTATTATTCAAAAGGTTTTAGCAACGTTATTTACTGTAGCATACTTTGGTATTACATTTGTAATGTTTAATTATTTTGTTACAAAATCAATAGAACTAGGAGAGTTTGAAATTAGTTTCATCTCTACAATATTTGGCGCAATGAGTGCTAAAGTAAATACAATTATAGACTTCTTCTTCGGTGGAAGTTCAAAGAAAAACGAACAATTAAAAGAAAAATAAAATGGGACAAAATTCAACAGAAGTAGCATACGGCTTTGGCCAATTTGGATCTACGTTTTTAAAAGGCGATGGTGCATTTTTAGATTTAACAGCTAGCACTGCTAAGTATTATATATGTGCTATTACAATGATAACAGACGTAACGTTTCAAGCTTTAGAAACTCTTGATGGAGGTAGAAATCTAGGTATGGGTGATACTGCAATTTTCGGAACAGAAGTGTCAGCTGTAGATACTTTTTGGAACGCCACTGCAGCTGATACTACAAATGAAAGTAACGAAGATGCTGATGCAGTTACAAGTTCAGATACTTTTCCTAAAGGATTAACAGTTTATGGAATGTGGGATAAAGTAGAGTTAAATGGTGGCTCTGCTGTAGTTTACGTAGCGCCAAGACCAGACTATAGAAATAGAGCTTAATGTTAGGTTTAGGTAACAGCATAACAGGTGGTGCAGCTTTAGAAGACGCGTTTAATATAGCTGATGTATCTGGTATACAAACTTGGTTAAAGTTTAATGAAGGTATAGCGGATAGCAGCGGTGTACTAACTTGGACTGACAGTAGTGGTAATAATAACGGTATATCAGAAAATCACGGTAGTCAAGGATTTAGTTTAGAAGTTAGCAGTGGCGCTTTACAAATGAACACTACATCATCTGGATCAACAAGTGTAAACGCAAGCCTTACAAGTGAGATAGATTTAACAGGTGCTTTTACTATATTTATGGTAATAGATTTAGAAGATAGTTTAAATACTGAAACAATACTTCAGGGTAGTGGAACAAACTTTTTTAGAATAGCACATGGAAACGTTGACGCTAAATTCAGATTTAAGTTTGGAGGAGTTTCTGATAGTATAATAACAGCGTCAACAGCTCCTAGTAATAGTAAGGCTTTGTTTAGGATTGAAAGAAACGGTAGTAATGCTGTAGAATTTTTTGAAGATGATACATCTTTAAATGGAGGCGCTTTAGCAACTGCTGCCGGTACGTTTAGTATAAATAAAATAGGTTCTACCGCTGCTGGTCCTGAAGACTGTAAATGGTTTGAGTTTATTGTTTTTAACGAACTAGTAAGTGATGCAAATATAGCTTTAATAGAAACAGACATAAAAACTAGAAATAGTTTATAATATTAATTTAATTAAATAAAATCATGGCAAAAAGAAAAACGCCTAAGGTAAAAGACCTTAGACCGGAAACTATTACTAAAGAAGAGTTAAAACAAATTCAAGAAGTAGTAAGTATTATAAATCAATTACAAACCCAAGTAGGTATATTAGAAGCTCAAAAGTTTGAAATGCTTCAACTATTAGATAATAGAAGAGCTCAGACAAAAGTGATGCATGAAAAGTTTATAAAACAATACGGCTCTGCTGATATTGATATAGCTACTGGAAAAATTAAATATAATGGAGACAATGAAACTGATAAGGAAGATAACAGTAGGTAAAGACTATAAAGTAGACTCTATGCACTACGCTGTTGGACAAGAGGTTTACGGTGGACATACTATTTGTGATATTATTGAAGAAGATGAAAAGTATTCAATATATATTAAAAAGAATAAAAATGTTCTACCTTGGAAAGACTTCAACAAGAATATGGCTATATCTGTTGAATATAATTTAGAGTATTAATGCAAAGTGTTTATGGGTTTATAATAAAGCCTATAGGTAAACGGTACAAAAACTCTAAACAAGTTGGTGATAAAGAGTTGATAATTAACACTGATATATTTAATCATCAATTTACAAATAGAGAAGCCATAGTTTTAGATGTTCCTAAAATAAACAAAACAAACATTGCTAAAGGTGATACTGTTCTAGTTCATCACAATGTGTTTAGAAGATGGAACGACGCTAGAGGTATTGAAAGAAATAGTAAGAATTACTTTGAAGACGATAAGTATATAGTTTACGAAGATCAAATATTTCTTTACAAACAAAAAGATAAATGGCTTGCTATGAAAGGTTTTTGTTTTATACAACCTATAAAAGCTAAAGGTGATTTTGATATAGATCAAGAAGAACCATTAAAAGGTATAGTTGAATATACAGACGGCAGTGTAAGCAAAGGAGATTTAGTAGGTTTTACACCTAGCTCTCAATACGAGTTTGTATTTGACAACAAAAGATTATATAGAGTGTACTCTAAATTTATTACAATTAAATATGAATATAAAGGAAACGAAGAAGCTTATAATCCAAGCTGGGCATAGAGCGGTTGAAGAGCTAATTAACGTAGCTAAAGAAAAAATCATTACTAACACTGATGATGATGTTTCTGCTGATAGGTTGAAAAATGCTGCGGCTACTAAAAAGTTAGCGATATTTGATGCATTTGAAATACTCAACCGTATACAAGAAGAAGAAAATATTTTGGAAGGAAAGACACCTGAAGAGAAAAAAGACAGAGTATTTAAAGGCTTCGCGGAAGGCAGATCGAAATGAGTTACGAACAAAGTTTATATAAAATAGTTGAACCAGTTAAGAAGACAACAATAAGTCGACTTAACAAAAAACGTAAATGGGAATATGGATACAATAAAGAACATGATATTGTGGTTATTAGCAAAACTGGCAAAATTGGACAAATACTTGAGATTCAAGGTTTGCGAATTGGCTTGCCGTCTGAACCGCAACAGCTGCGAGTGCAAAACAACAAGTGGCAAAGAATAGAGTACCCTAAAGAATTAAGTAAACTTAAAAATATATTTGACTGGAGAAATTATCCAGAAGAGAGCAAAGACAAGTGGTACGATTTTATAGACGAAGAGTTTAAACGTAGAGACGAAGGCTTTTGGTTTATAAATGATGGCGAACCTACATATATAACAGGTAGTCATTATATGTACTTACAATGGAGTAAAATTGACGTTGGCGCTCCAGATTTTAGAGAGGCTAACAGACTGTTCTTTATATTTTGGGAGGCGTGTAAAGCTGATAAACGTTGCTATGGTATGTGTTATTTAAAAAACAGACGTAGTGGTTTTTCGTTTATGAGTTCTGCTGAAACTGTTAATCAAGCTACTATATCGAGTGATAGTAGATATGGAATATTATCAAAAAGTGGTGCTGATGCTAAAAAAATGTTTACCGACAAAGTTGTACCAATATCTGTTAACTATCCGTTTTTCTTTAAACCGATACAAGACGGTATGGACAGACCTAAGTCTGAACTTGCTTATCGCGTACCTGCAAGTAA